TGCTAGTCCAGAAGATAGGAGACGGCGCCAGTCGACGTCGCCGGGTTGCTCTAGTTCAAACTGAGGAGTGCCGGGATATGGCAGCGATACCAATTTCCTATTACGCTCAAGTAAGTCTACTTCAACAGACTCAATAGCCTGATAGGCTTTGTAGTGAGCAGGAAGGATGTCGGCGATATAGGCAGCGGCAGTCTTTTCTCCAACGCCCTCTATGCCTTTGATTTCATCGGAGGAACAGCCCGCCAGAACCTTGACCTCTAACCATTCATCGGGCGCCATAGAATAGTATTCGTTTGATAAGACGATCTCATCTATCAGTTTGTTTTTGCCGGGGTTATAGCAAATGACTCTGCGGCCCTCTATCAATTGAAATAAGTCGGAGTCTGACGAGACTATGACAGCGAACTGATCGGAGGGCAGATGTTTGACGATAGAGGCAATTATGTCATCGGCCTCAAAACCAGGTTGACGGATGCAGTTCGTAAACCCATTATTTGACAGGACTCTATCATGCAAATCATTCATACACTTTTTTGCCATGATGCGAGCATCATCATTTGACTCTCTTCTTGTGCCTTTATATGACGGAAGAACAGTATGCCGATGCAACTTGACCGGAGAGTCAAAACAGAACACAAACCGGTCGGAATCAAACCGCTCCCGCAGAAAGAGGAGTGTGCCGCAAAACCCATCTATCGTAGTAGCATCTGGACTATATAGAGAATGCTGAGCCCGATAGACGAGATAGGAGCAATCAAGCAATAGCCATGGATCTGTCATTGTGTCGCCTTGATAGAGGACCATGTTTCATGGAGTAGCAACGGAAAAGAGAGTCCCTCTTCTTCTGCTAGTGCTGTCAGATAGGCCAGAATGTGAGTTACGTGATGGAGTCGTTTTGTCCGGACCTTTCTCAAACTCAGCACGCTCTGGAATGATCTCCGCTGAAGTGCCGCCAGCTTGCCAATATGTACGGTTATTCCGCAAATAGGATCATTGCTCAGAGTATGATAGATGGAATGAACCATATGAGACTTGATTAAGATGTTTTCTTTTTTCATAAAGTACAAAACATATAACCCAAGAACGCCGATAGCACTCGGTCCCGGTTTTGGATTGTACGTCTCTAGTAGAAGCATGCCTAATTGCTCTGACATTCCAAAGACAGCCAAAGTCGATTCCATTCGCATGTCATCAGTTTGTACTGCTTTCCAAGCATCTAACTCGGTTTGTATCTCTGATAGCATCATGACTAATCTCTCTTGTGTGAAAAAAGAAGGCGGCGGCCAGCAGCGAAGAGACCCAACCACGCTACTAAACCGCCGCCCTCCACAACAGGACTGCTTCCTACTCCGTTTCCCACTCCTCTTCGTTGTCCCATTCGACATTGTCATCATCCGCCGGCTCATCGACTTCATCGTCTTCTAGCTCGGCGATGGTCAGGGTATCTGGCGCCACGGAATGCTTGTTCTCATCTGGATCTAAGATATAGACCGCAGTGCCATCTTTGGAGATCGCTGCGATGGTACATTCACCATGCTCCTCATGGTCAACTTCCATATTGACTTCTAGTCCACATTCTTCTGCAGTCTTTGACTTAGGCTCTTCCGCTGCCTTGCCACGGCGACGGCGCTTTGGCTTAGAAGGGGCAGCACTTGCGGCAGTATCTTTGGGAGCCTCTGACTCTTTCTTGACATTCGACTTCTTCGCAGATCGCCGGCGCTTTGGCTCGTCGTCTGGAGGAGTGTCGTCGTCTGGAGGTGTGTCGTCGGTTGACTTTCCCTCTGCTTCTTTTTCATCCGCTTGCAAAAAGATGGATTTGAGTTTGGCGTATTCATAAGGCATCAACAAAGCATCCAGATCAAGAGCCTTCTTCAGGATCTCCGATGCTAGTTCATCTCTTTGTTTGAAGTCGATGGTTTCTGTTGTGTAGAATTTGTTTGTGCCGATTGACTCTTCCTTGAAACCAACCTTCAAGATCATGCCGACTTCAGGGTCACTAAAGAACTCGTAACCATCTTCTTCGTCGGAGTTGTTAATGCGGGCATCCAACTGCTTGCCAAACAAATGGAAGCTCATATCCCACAATTGGACTCCCTTGTCAGGATCATCATGGTCAAAGACATTCCAGAGTTGCCGTTCTTTGGGAGCCAGATCTTTGATGATCTTTTCATCGCTGTCGGGCGAGCGGAGCAGAGTCGTGCGATACTCACAGATCGGGCATGGTTTGTTGAAAGTCTTTTTGAGGCAGGGGTACATATCTCCCTGACCAGGACCAATGTCACGATGAGTGAAAAAGGTGCGCTCAAAGTGAAGTTCGCCCGGCTTACCAAAGGGGTTGCCTTCTAGCGTGACTTCGTAAGGAACGATACTGATTCGGTGAACGCCTTCTTTTTGTACTTGAAAGAGGCGATGAGTGTCAGGAAGTTTGATCACATTCGACTGGAATCCAGACTTGTGCTCTTCTGCTCGGCGCCTCCCGCTGACTGGTTTGCGCTTCTTAGTTCTAGGGGCCATCTACAATTCTCCTGTTAAAGTGGAAACATGACATCATATTATCGGAACATGCTTAAGAGCTTGCTATCACATTATAGCAAGCAGCAATCAGTCCAGCCTTCTTCGTGTCAAAGAAGTTACCAGAAAACTCATCAATGATCATAACAGCTCGGCCGCTGGCCTTGCCGCCGCTCATAGCAACCTTGCTCATGTAGGAAAGTACTAACCATCGAATAGACTCAGCCTCTTCTGTGGTACTAAGTGACCTTAGGGTGTCACCCATTTCCTTCCATCGGGTTCTGGGGTTTAGCAGCAATCTTGCGATTTGAATAGCATCTGTCTCTAGGCTGCCCTGTGACAGCAGATTGAGCATCTCATCACAATTATCACAGTCGATGACTTGATGAAGCAGCACAAGAGCTTTGCGAGCAGAGCCCTCCGCCAGCTCTACTATCTTATCACAAACATCCTCTCGTAAGTTTTCCTCTAGTTCTGACTGGTACACTTTTTGAATCAAGCCGGCGAGTTGTTTGTTTGTCAGAAGCTCGACCGTGATGATGGTGCTTCTAGTCAGAATCGTTTTAAGCATCTTTCCAGGAACTGTGGATGCCAGAAAGAAGTAGACATGCTTGGGCGTATCCTCCAACATCTTCAAAATAGACTCTTGTGCCTGACTAGTCAATTGATGGCATTCATCAATTAGAAAGACCTTTGACTTTCCGCTAATCGGAGCCAGATGCATTGACCGCTTAACGTCACGAATCATATCAATGCCTCGTGCATCGGCAGCATTGATTTCCTTGAAATCCATATCAGAGCAATCTAACGATCCCTTCAAGATGCGTAAGAGAGTAGTCTTGCCACATCCACTAGGACCGGAGGCCAGAATGCAATGAGGCACTGAGTTGTTGGCTAAGAACTGCCTGAGTGTCTTGACGGCGGCCTCGCATCCTACTATTTCGTCTAGTGTTGTGGGTCGGTATTCTTTGTAGAGTTCATCGGTCATCAGACATAATCCTCAAACAGTATAGGTTTCTTATCGTACCAATTCTCTTCACACAGCTCAGCTTCTACGAGAAGAGGAACTGTGACCCACGGATTCGCCGCGGTCGCTTTCGTGGTCATCACCTCTTTGGCAAGCGCCAGATAATCATGAAGTTCTGATCTATGGACGTCGGCAATGATCGAGTCATGAATCTGTCCTACGATCTTTGTTTTGGTCTTGTGCTTTTGAGTCCATCGAACAAGCCTAATAAGTGACCACAGCAGCAGATGAAAGGCAGGTCCCTGTACGGGGCAATTGAATAAGAAGTTTCTGGAGTAGATGCCGTCTATCCAAAAACCAGACATCAAAGGAAAGCCACCGACTTGTAAGTATCTGTTCCACCATTCATCTTGCCGCTCGGCCAGCACTGGAAACCATTCATAGAAGGTTTTTTCGACCTGCTTGATATGGTGCTCAAAAGTACCAAACTGCGTCTTCTTTTTTGTATCAAGAGCGCCTAAGGAAGTGATTCCGTTAGCCGCCAAATGGTCGTACATCGGAACGCCATCAACGGTTTTGAGGTTCATCTTCTCAATAGCATTCCACATACTCTTGGCACAATTGAGATAGAAGTCACCAAAGAGCTCAGGAAACACGACCATGTTCTTTCCACAGTATCTGGCATCTTTGGTGACCTGATCTTTTGAAAGCATGAAAGCCTCGGCGGCGCAGTCTCTGTGGATGTCCTTTGAGGGATCGCTAGCATATGACAGCAAGTCAGGATCTTTCCAAAAACATGCCGCCACTTTGAACTCTTGGGCGCCGTAGTCAATCTCGATCAGCACATACTCATCTGACCGCGGCACAAATGCAGATCTAATGAGTTTGCTGATCATCTTGTTTCTGACAGGTATGTTTTGGAAGTTGAAAGAATCGCTGCTACTACGAAAAGTCCTGGCCAAGTGCAAATTAAATACCGAGTGAATGAAACCATCAACAACCTCATTCTCCACGCCCTCCAGATACTTGGTCAAAAGATTACGCAGTCGCTTTATGTCGAGCAGGCTGTCACAATATGGCATGTTTAAGGAGGTCAGAGCGTCTTCGTCTAAAACATCATTGCCTTTAGAGGACACAGCGAGGGTTTTGTTAAAATCCTCTTGCAGCACTCTGGCTAGTTGCTTAGGCGAGGTAAGTTTAACTCTCTGACCAAACCGCTTTCGAAGTGCCTTATAGACGTCCGTTTCTCGAATGGATTGCTCTAGCTTTTTGATCTTCTCCGTGACCTCCTTTTTGGTTTGAGTCAGATAGTCAGTGTCTATTCTCATGCCGTTCGCCTCTACGTCAGCGAGCGCCAAGGCGCCGTCATGCATAAGTTGGTAGGCATCTAATTGCGTAGGAGTCATCCTAACCATTTGGGTCTCTTTCCTAGTGATTTCATTTGTTTGACTGCTAACTCAAACTCTGTAATGGAATCAAGGCCATTGTAAGTCAGAAGCTGTGGCATAGAGATCTCGGTCAGCAGTTTATTAGGAGTGACCGTTCCTCCGGCAGAGAGGAGGGGTTTAATGTGAGAAGAGTAAGGAGGGTATCCCAACTTCACAAAGCATTGAAAATCAAGAGAAGTGACTCCAGTCGTATTGTCGAGAACGTGGGCACACTGCATAGTGTCCCATAACCAATTGCGTACTTTAGTGCCAAACACTGCCACAGACCACCTTTGCTCAAACTTCATGTTTGCGGCGATCTTCTCGATTGGACTTCGTAAATACCTAATGAGAGGCTGCCGTACTTGTGGCACTATTGGAAAGGCAATACATCGCTGAGTCTTGGCTCGGCCCCACGCTATTGAGCAGGATGTGGCGACTGTTGTGTCAGAATCAGGCTTGAGCATATTGCCTTCATAATCAAAAGCAGACATGCCTCGGTAGTCACTCATCTCTTGCAGTATCTTGCCGACCATTTCTGGATCATAGACTCGCTCCACCAGTGCTTTGTAATCTGGCACAGTCTTCCATGGTCGCCGATCAGCCAATTGCATGGCAGCTCTAATGTGCTTATTGAACCACAGAATCTCAATAGGCTTATTGCTGCGACTGGCTGAGTAAGTAGGACAAATCCAATAGTTGCCTTTTTGCAGTGGAATCTGCTGACCGGCCCATTTGTTCATCGCTCCAACAGAAAGAGGCCAGTGACCATGCAAGACCTGCCGGAGGGCGCCATCGCCTAATGGGACCTCTACATTAGGCGCCAACTGCTCGATTGTGTTTTTGAGATTAGGTCGGCAGTGATCATATTGGTTTTGTGATGGCTTGCCGTCAGCATTGCAGATAACTGAATAAGTAGAATAGCAGTCATCCAGAAGAGTCTCTGTGGCCTCTATCAGCTTAGTCCCACTCTATTGATATGCCAACCCATGCGGTCCAATGTTATCTGAATCCAG